CGGGAGTTACAACTTCAGGATACAACTACCCAGGTTATGTGATCACTGACATTTTGAGTGATCTCAGCTTTACTGTTGCTGCACAAGACACACTGGGTTCAACCACACCGGTACTGGGATCACAACCTCGTGTAAACGTGGAAGCCTGGCACGGAGCAAGCGTTCGAGCTGGTATCTTTGACGACCAAAACGGGTTGTATTGGGAATGTGATGGCCAAAGTATCAATGCAGTACAGCGCAGTTCCACATTCCAGGTAGCCGGCCTAGTATCAGTGGGCGTAGGATCCAACTTGGTGGTAGGCAACGAAACTTGTCGTTTCCAAGAACAACTCAACAACGGAGACATTGTGGTTATCCGTGGTATGACACACACTGTCACTAGTATTCCCGGCGAGCAACGCATGACTGTGGTACCGGTGTATCGCGGAGTGTCAAATCAAAACCGTATAAAAATGTGTTTACGACAAGAAATTCGTGTTCGTCAGCCAGATTTCAACATTGATCCATTGGATGGCACAGGTCCCAGCGGATACACTCTTGACTCTACCAAAATGCAGATGTTGGGTGTAGAGTATTCGTGGTACGGTGCAGGCTATGTGCAGTGGATGGCTCGAGGCCAAGATGGTGTTATGATTCCAGCACATCGTCGTCCCAACAACAACATCAACAACGAAGCATACATGCGTTCAGGCAACTTGCCTGCACGATATGAAGCCATCAACGAAACACCGGTAAACAGATTGGCCAGTGCCATCGACAGCAGCCAGTCCACTATTACTTTGGTTGATGCCACTGACTATCCTGCAGCCAGCGTGACATATCCTGTGTATGTGATGATCGACAGTGAAATCGTCAAGTACTCGGGCAAGACTGGCAATGATTTGACTGGTTGCACACGAGCAGCAACATTTTCGCAATGGGTAGAAGGAGCCAACCGCAGTTTTACCAGCTCAGCCGCTGCTAGCCATGCTGCCAACACTGGTGTCATCTTGATCTCGAATACTTGTACGCCACTGGTAAATCACTGGGGTAGTTCAGTGATCATGGACGGCAACTTTGATGGTGACGAAGGTTATCAGTTTACGTTTAACCGCGTGAACTACGGTTTACCAGCAACCATTGGACAAAAACAAGTGGCATTTTGTATGCGACTAAGCCCCAGTGTCAGCAATGGCCTGATTGGAGAGCTAGGCGACCGAGACCTGATCAATCGAGCTCAAGTCACAATGAAAAACATGATCATAAACATCACAGCCGGTCGTTATTTGGTAGAAGGTATCTTGAACCCCAGCAACATTGATGCTGCCAACACTATCTGGGCTGGCATCAACAACCTGGGCGGTGGCTTTCAGCCCAGCCTGTGCGAGTTTTCAACTGCTCCTACATACACCGACGAAACCACTGGTGGCCTTACAGGATCTCCATTTGGCACAGAAGGTGGCCTTATTGAATCAGGTACAAAACCAACGTTTTCTAGCACTAGAACATTTGCAAACTTGACTCCAGGTGCGATATCCAGTTCAGGATCGGGTGCCAACATCACTGTGCAGTTGACACGAACAGGCACAACTTACAACAACAACACTGTGCAAATCACTGTGCAGAATCCCGGCACAGGATATGCTGTTGCGGATACCTTGAGAATTTTAGGCAACGTGATTGGAGGATCAACACCTGCCAACGATCTAAACCTCACAGTTGCTGCTATTACCAGTGAATTGAACGGTGGCGAACGACTGTTTGCTATCCCAATCAGTACCACCAACTCGGGCACACTGGATCTGAGTTCAGTGAAACAAGTGGGAACCAGTGCTGTTCCAGGGCAAGGTGTTTACCCCAACGGTCCTGAACTGCTGGCAATTCAGCTCACTGCATTGGTAACGGCTACCAATCCTGTGTCTGAAATTCAGTTGCAGTACTTTGAAAGCCAGGCCTAAACGGCCAAAGAGGCAAGATAACGCTCCACAGTGTCTATCTTGCCTTGCACAGCTTCAACATTCACAGTGTTCCACAGCCCAGGATGCATGGGCCTTGGCCAGTGCCCGCGATCAATCCAGGCATAGCCAAGGTGTTCGTGATTCAATGTTGGAGTGAATTCTGTGGCCACACTGCACACCCAGGTATTGTATTCAAATTGACTGTCGGCGCTGGTGAATTTTTCCAACGGCACAAGATGTTGATAGTCAGGAAAAAATCCCAGTTCTTCCACGCATTCGCGTTCCATACCGCCCAACAACGTTTCGCTGGGCTCTACCTTGCCACCAGGCAAGCCCCAAGAGCCAGGGTGTTTGGCATCGTTGCGCAACAAATAGAGATAGCGTCCAGTGTCAGCACTGCGAAACCAAACGCCCACAGCTCTTACAGAACCAGTCTCCATTTTCCCCCGGGGTACACTCCTTGATAGCTTTTGATCCATTCTTGTCCAGTCCAGTAATATTGTGTACCTGTAGTTATGTTGGTCACATACTGGCTGGCAGATTGTGATGATGCATTGAACACCACACGCCAAAAACCAGATGCCATGTATTCAACTATGTCGTTGGCTTCGGCTATCAGTGGTCGCCCATTTTCGCCAACCCAGGCCGAAGCTGGCCCAATATTTTCACCGTTGCCAGTAGGTTCAGTCAACAAATACCTGACACCAGCTATGGAAGAGTCTTCGGTTCTGGGCCCAGTGGCCTGCGGATTGATAATGGCATCAATGGGCGGCAATGTGTTTTGTGGCACAGTGTCAACGTCTATGTCTACCAGCAAGAATCTTTCATCGTTGGGATCTACCACAATAGTGCCCACAACTTCTGATTCATCAGGTTGTTCCAGTCTGATTTGACTGATACCCGGACGTAGAGCACCGTACAAGCTGATCACAGCAGGCCACATCAAGTTGCTGTCGGGCACAATCACAGTTTCTTGCAAACTGTCGTTGTCAGGCTCTGCAGCCAGGTACTGTTGCTGCAAACACTGTAGTTTGTTGCCAATCAGCACAGTGGCATAGTTGTAGGGTGTGATTACCTGACGTGTGCCCAGCAACAAATCGTTGTTGGTAATGGCGTTGATCAAGTCGCCTTGTGCATCGTACATGCTGGCCACAATTCGTTCAACTACGCCCAGTTTCTTGACCCTGGCAGGTGGACTGATCCAAATTGGCAAATTGAATCTCAGTGTGGCAATGTCAATGGGATTTTCTGTGCCCACAGGGATAGTTCGACTGCTCCAGTTTACACTTTCTAGTTCAACCACACTCAAACTGGTCCAGTCAAGAAAGTTGTCAGTGCTTTGTATTTCCAAACTGGGATTGAACAAGGTTAGTATTTGTTCCACCAACTGTAACTTTTGATTGGTGTTGCTGGTCCAAACATCCAGGTTCAACGTCAGTGCATACGGCACAGGCATCAGACGTTCTATGGTAAACGCATTGCCTTGAGTGGTTTCATAAGTCTCAGTTTCGGTATCGTAGGTACGTTGACGCACATTGACCTTGCTTACAAAGTAAGGTTCTTGCATTCTGGGACGATCATAGTTCAGTGCCGCAATGTAAAATGTCATCAGTGGAGTAGATGGCAAACTGCTGGCTGAGTTTTCTTGCAGTATGGTTTGTGCTTGACGGCTGGAATCTCCGTAGCGGATGGGCACACGCAACAGTGCGGCAGCATTGGGATCAGCGTCGTCGCGTCCGTATTCAATTTGGAACCCTGAAAAGATTCGTGTAAACTGTAACAGGAATCGACGTATTTGTTCGTCGTAAAAATAACTTTGAATTTTGATTCTCCTTAACCGCCGTTGTCGGCGCGAGGTTTAAGAATTTCACTGAGACTCTGACGACTTGGAATAGCGCCTCGGTCTGTGGTGTTGACTGTGGTGTCGTTGTTGACAAAACTACTACGCAGTGTTTTGTTGTCTGGGCCGTTGTTGAGATCAGTGCGAACCTTGTCTTCAATCTTGATCCAACGTGCCCCGTCATAACGGAACAGTCTATTGGGCCTGTAGTCCAGACGTAAGCAGTAGTCGCCGGCCACAGGACTGAGCGGAAAACTCACACCAGGAGTAACAGGCAATCCATTGGGTGCAATACCATCGCCGGTGAGATAACCCACAGTGTATCCGTCACTTTTGGGAGTAACACCCATACCGCCTTGTGTGCCGTCTACTGTGGTTGTATTATCTGCTGTGAGCCCTTCAGGATTGGCAGGCTGCAGCTCATTGGTAGGCAAAATATAAAACTTTGTGGGATCATAGCCTGACAACGGAACCTCAATGTCGGCCTGGACCAAGATAGCATCGTTGATTTCGTAGTCTTTCTGTCTGGTGCCTTGTATATCACTGATGGTGTCAGGAGTGTACACAGTCCAAAAGTTGGTATTGGTTATGTTTGTACCAGCAGGTACGTTCTGAGTGGCCTGATAATACACATCGCCATAGTTGACCACAGTGCCAGTTGGGTAAAAATTACCATTGTCCCAGATGTTTTCTTGCACCATTGGCTTGTCTGTGATTGAATTGTATTCTTGTGCGTCTGTGAGTGGTGTGGCTTTGACACGCCACAAGTGAGGCAACCATGTTTGACTAAATCCCTCGCTGGCAAAAGCAGCGTCTTGTATCACATAATACTTGGGCAAGGCTCGCGGCAAGTTGGGGTTCAGCGGATGAAAATCTCTAAGGTTGGGCAGTTCCAGCACATCGCCGGTCATGAGTTTTCGGCCAAACGTGTCTATCATGTCGTTGTAGTGAAACGTGATAAACAGGGTATCATTGTTCAAAAACAAGCCAAACTGTGTTAGGTCAAAGTCCACGTCTTGTTGGTTGTACACACCGCGCATGACGTAGATGTCAGGGGCGTACACTCGATCACGGTTTTCCAGCAACAACAAGTCCTGTATGTTCAGTGGATTCAGTTCGTCGTACACCGGCTGGGTAGCGTCAGCATTGCCAGAGAATGCCGAATCTTCGCCACCAGTTTGTGGTCCTAGATATTTGTGAACATACATATCTGCCCCGCCAACAGTGTACATTTCGGAGATAGTGCGATCCAAAAACTGGTAATCACGGGTTCGATTGGGACGGTAAAGGCTTAGACGGGGCATAGTTTAGTATTTATGGGCGGTTGACCAATAAATCCAAAACTGTTACAATATACACTTGTTCACTCTGGGAGTATGCTATGAAAGCCGCTAACTTTGTTGCAAAATACACAGGTCCAAAAGGCAAGGGCTTTATACAGTCTTATGACAAAGTAAAAGCTACGGAAAAATGGGTGGAGTATGCATTGGACATTGTGGACATGAGCCGTATAATAATGTCTGCAGACTTTGACACTAAATGGCGCCTGGCAGAGGCACTGGAAGTGGCAGAGCGCAAAAAAGCCTGGATGTACAAACACAAAAATTTTGACGTTAAACGTGCCGCTAAACTTTTTGACGCTGTAAAACACTTGCCCAAAACTAAGTAAGGAATAATATGATTGCAACCAAACCTGTTAAACCCTTGAATCCTCGTAGTGCTGATACCAATGCCATGGGCATGGAACCCACTTGGAAAACACAACCCACCGACAATCGCATCAGTGCTTTTAGTCATGCGTTCTCATGGTACAATTACTTCTACGGCAAAAAAGATGCACGTGAGATGATCGTGAACTATCTGGAATTGCATGGACGCAAAACAGATGTTCGTACACTCAAACGCATTCCAGACAGCTCTATCCGATTGACCACAGGCTGGCTGTGCCGCATGAGCATGGTGGGACTAGAACTCACGGATTCGGAGCAGATCAAATTGGATAACTTGCTAGCAGAGATATTGGAATCCAAACAAGATGAAGTCTTAGAGGAAGTGGTAGTTGAGGACACAGTACCAAAAATCACTATCCAGGACCGACTGCGTGAAAAAGTGTCTGAGTGTGCTGGCGAGTTAGATGGCTTGTTTGATGACTTTATTGCAAGCGGTGCCAAACTCAGTGCTGATTACAAACCCGTGGCGCTGATGCGTTCAATGAACATTGCACCACAAATGGTGAACGACATCCGTCAAATTTGGACCCGTAAACTCACAGAGTTTGATGAGGCAGTAACAGGCAAAGATGCAGACTTGGTTCAAGGCTACAACTACCTGAGCAAGGTGCAGTTACGGAACTGTGTAAAGTTCTGCGAGCTTGTGATTTCTGACTGCGGCGCCTATGTGCAGATCAAAAAGGTCGAGCGCAAGCCAAGAGCAGTCAAAGCAGTGAGTCCAGAAAAACGTGCCGCAAAGTTCAAACATATCACAGAGTTTGCAGAGCTCAAGCTCAAAGGATTGCCGGCTGCAAGTCTTGTGGACAAGTCTGAGGCCTGGTTGTACGATACCAAAAAACGCAAGCTGATCCATATTGTTGCTGACAGCCATGCGCAAGCATTTACTGTAAAGAGCAATGCTATTATTGGATTTAGCACAGTAGAAAGTCAGCAAAAAACTCTGCGTAAGCCAGCAGACGTGCTCAAAGCCATGAATGCCGCAGGCAAACCAGCTGCTAGAAAGATCTACAAGGACTTGACCACCACAGAAACACCGTTCAACGGCCGCGGTACAGAGAATTTGATCATTCTCAAAAGCTGGTAAATACCTGCATGACCATGCTGCTCATTGACGAGAATCCAGACGATCCTCGTCGCCTTGTACACAATGTTGAATTTTACATCACAAATGTCTGTAACTTGAATTGTTTCAATTGCAATCGTTTCAACAATCACGAGTTCAAAGGATACCAAAAGTGGAGCGACTATCAAAGTATCTACGAAAAATGGGCTCAGCACATAAAGCTACAACGAGTTACTATCCTTGGCGGCGAGCCTTTGTTGAATCCAACAATTCTAGATTGGATTGATGGTATCAATCGACTGTGGAATGTTTCAACACAGATTCTGACCAATGGCACCCGCTTAAACAGTGTCAAAGGGTTGTACGATCGATTGGTCAAACCTGTTGACCACGACAAGCTTGGAGTCAAAAATTGGGTAGGTGTAAGTTTGCACAATCGCAATGACCTTGATCGTTGTTTTGATGAAGTAAAGAAATTTTTACACGGTGACGTTAGGTACTATCATCACACTGACCCAGCCAATGTTAATAACGCAATGACCTTTGGTGCTACACATGCATTCGTTGACAGCAATGACGTGAGGATACCAATTTGGGAGTATGATAGTTTTTATCGTGCCTCAGTGCACTTGAACTCCAGCGGAAAATTTACACTACACAACAGTGATCCTGAATTGGCGCACAAAGGCTGCGGCTTTGCCATGTTTAAATGCTATCATTTTATACATGGTGCATTGTATAAATGCGGGCCAGTGGCACTGTTTCCTGAGTTCGATGCCCAGCACCAGCTTGACATATCTGAACAAGATCGACACTTGATCAACAGTTATAAGCCGTTGCAGGTTGATGAGTATGTTGATCGTGGTGCCACGTTTCTTCACAAAATTGATCAAACAATTCCTCAGTGTAAATTTTGCCCTGAATTCACGCACGATGAAAAAAACACTGCAATATTTGCCACACTAAAAAAAGCAGGTAGCACCAGTGGATTTGAATAATGACACAGGTATTGGTAACCTTTGGAGATAGCTGGCCATGTGGAGTTGAATTAGAACCAAACGTTCCTCGTTATGGGGAAATACTGTGCCAGCAGTTGGGGTTTGACCAGTTTTATAACTACGGACAAGGCGGTACCAGCAACGAGCACATGATTTTGCAGTTACAAAATTACTTGCAACAGCAATGGGACCCGGATCACTGTGTTGTTGCTGTGTTTTTTCTAACCAATCCCCACCGTACATTTTATTTTCCAACCGACGCTGGATTCAACATTCACGGTCCCGAAAGGCAAAATTGGAACAAAGAAGCCAGGGAAGTTTTTGCAAAAAATTATTTACATTTTTATTCTGACGATGTTGCTGCTATGAGAAACAGTCTTGCAATAACAGCACTGCAACAGTGGTGTAAACTACACAACATCAGCGATTACTATTTCTCAGGATGGGTAAAATATACTCACTGGTTGCCCATGGTTGATACTGACAAAATTTGGGCCGGCGGACAGGAAACAGCCAGCGATTGGTTTGGTGCATCGGCGCACAATGGTGAGAACCTGACCGATGTTGAAAACAACCCTTACATACGTCCCAATTTTGCACATCCTAACCAGTTGGGACACGAATTAATTGCCAACAAGCTGGCACATTGGATACGCAATAAATAACAGCACAAGGTAAATCCAATGGAACAGCAACAAGATACCCTAACTACTCTAAAACAAAATCTCATTGATTATGTACAACTTCAGCTGGGCTCGCAAATTGTTGACATTGAGCTAGATCCCGAACACTACGAAGCAGCATATCAAAAAACAATTGGCACATACCGTCAACGTGCACAAAATGCCTATGAAGAAAGCTATATCTTCATGCGATTGGTCAAGGATGAAAACATCTATCAGTTGCCGCAAGAAGTTATCAGTGTACGGCAAATTTTTCGTAGAACATTTGGTGATGCCACTGGTCCTTATGCATCTAACTTTGACCCGTTTAGCCAGGCCAGTTTGAACGTTTATTTGATGAACTTCAACGTGGCAGGTGGCCTTGCTACCTATGATTTCTACAGTCAGTATGTTGAACTTGCAGCACGTATGTTTGGCGGCTACATGAACTACACATACAATCCAGTGACCAAAAAACTACAGCTGATCCGTGACCCCAAAGCCACTGGCGAAGCTGTGTTGATTTGGACCTACAACCTCAAGCCTGAAATTACCTTGCTCAGTGACTATCAGATCCAGCAATGGATCAAGGACTACATGGTGGCCAACGCCAAATTGATCATTGGTGAAGCTCGTGAAAAGTTTGCCAGCATTGCTGGTCCACAAGGTGGAACCAGTCTCAATGGTGCAGCCATGAAATCAGAAGGCCAAGCGGCCATAGACAAACTGCTGGAAGATCTCAAAAACTATGTAGACGGGAGCCAGCCACTTACTTGGGTAATTGGCTGATGAGCAAAACACTGCTGGTAGGTTGCAGTTTTGTGGACAGATTGAATTATAGACTAAACAATGACGACTATCATGTTGACTCTAAAAAATATCAAGTGCTGTCGTCACCGGGGTCAGGTAATCAGGCTATAGCAGCTAGAACAATCTATCAACTCAGTCAAGACACCTACGATCAAGTAGTTGTGGTGTGGTCTGGCATTAACCGCCTGGATTTCCCTATCAGCCAAGAACTACACAAAACTTATCCTCCTAATGGCAAAGATTCTTGGGCAGCAAGTTGCCCAGTGGGCAGCATGTCCTGGTATCATTCAGGCGGCATCTGTGGGTCAGGCACAGGCGAGTCAGGCACAGGCGAGTCAGGCACCCCAGAGCCCTTGAGACAATTTTTTCGTACCCAATATCTAGGTGCAGAATCAGGCAGTACTTACCTAACAGAAATGACACTGTTGAGCATAATTTCGTGCCAGGCTGTGTTGGAAAAATCAGGTGTACCTTATCAAATGGCATTTATATACGACACTCAGCGCAGTATTCCTCAAGAAACTGAAGAACATTCGCACGGAATTATGGATACCGCATCACCGTTGTACTCCATGGTCAACTGGAAAAAATTTACCAGATTTGACGCCCCTTATGAATGGGCCAAGCAACACAACCGGTTGGAAACTGATGGTTATCATCCTACTCGAAATGCCATGATTGACTGGCTCAAGTTAGCCATGAACATTGACCTTCAGTCATAAACATGCTACAATCAGTGCATGGCTGATTTAATGATTGATCTCGAAGGACTGGCAACTGGTCCCAACACCTGTATTCTAACCATTGCTGCCCAGAGCTTTGATCCCTTTGACACAGGGTATTATGAGCAATCTTACTATGCCCGAATCACACTGGAAAGTCAAGAAACACGGGACATTGATCAAGGCACAATTGAGTGGTGGGCCACCCAGCCAGATCACGCACGTGAAGAAGCGTTTGGTGAACAGCACCGTGTGCCCTTGGATCAAGCACTGGACGAGCTAGGCCGGTTGATTTGGCACTCCAACAGAATCTGGGCACAAGGTCCCACATACGACATGAATATCCTGGAACATGCCTACAAGAGCTATCACAAGCCTTTGCCCTGGAAGTACTACATGGTCAGGGACAGTCGTACAGTGTTCAGCCTGTGGCCTGATCAACCCATGCCACCCACTAGCCATCATGCCCTAGAGGATTGCCGCAGACAGATTGGCATGCTGCAACGCACTCTACAACACCTCAACGTGACTTCACTCAAATGACCCTCCCAAAACTTCTGATTATTGGCAACGCACGCCACGGCAAAGACACTGTGTGTGATATTCTACGTGAAGAATTTGGGTATAATTTTAGATCTAGTTCGGACTTTTGTGCTGAAAAGTTTATCTATACCGAACTAGCACCCAAGTATGGGTATACCAGCTACGAGCAGTGCTTTGAAGATCGACACAATCATCGTGCTGAATGGTACAACATGATTCATGAATACTGCCGAGACGACTATGCTCGACTGGGCAGAGAAATTTTTGTTGAAAACCAGATCTACTGTGGCTTGCGAAACAAAGCAGAATATCATGCCATGCGCAATACCAACGTGTTTGATTATGCTATTTGGGTGGATCGTAGTGATCACTTACCAGCTGAGGACAAATCTAGCATGAGCCTGGAAATTTGGATGGCTGACTATGTGATTGACAACAACGGTACTTTGAGCGATCTTGAACGCAACACTCGTGAGCTGGTTAGCCGTCTGGTTGCAAATCACCAGGTCGCCATATCGAATCGGATTTTGATAAATCGACTTCGCAGTTACGACACACCGTTTTGAGATTTTTTATATCGCAGTTGGCAAGATTCCCGTCTACATGATACACTAGAGTTTGGGCCGAATATCGTGCCTTGAAACCACAACGATCACACTGCATTTTTTTCTTGTACCCAGCTGACTCCCAGCTGGGTTTTCTTTTGGGCAACTTTTTTCTTTTGCGAACACAGTTCTCGCAACGACTGCGATAGTGCACAACTTCGTCGCGTCGGTAGTTTATGGCACAAGCACGTTGATTGCACACAGGACAAGTGGGTCTTTTCATGAAGTATTTATAAGTGGACCTTTGCAAAGGGCAATGTAGAGGGCGGTTTTTTCAATATACCTATAAATATCTGTAACTTAAAAAGGAACCCACTATGGCTCTAATATCACCCGGCGTAGAAGTAACAGTAATTGACGAAAGTCAATATATCCCAAGTGCTGTTAATTCAGTGCCTTACTTCTTGGTTGCAACTGCACAAGACAAAGTATCTGCTGACGGTATTACCGTTGCTGCTGGTACATTGGCCGCCAACGCAAACAAAACTTATCTAATTACCAGCCAACGCGATTTGGCTTCAACTTTTGGTGTACCGTTCTTCTACAACACCACCAATGGTACTCCGATCAACGGTTATGAACTCAATGAATACGGCTTGCTGGCTGCTTATTCTTCACTGGGGGTCACTAACCGTGCTTATGTTCAGCGTGTTGACATTGATCTGACAGAACTCACTGCCAGCTTGAACCGTCCAGTAAGCGAACCTGCTGATGGTACTACCTGGCTTGACATATCTGAATCTGTGTGGGGAATCCAAGAATGGAACCAGACCACTGGAACATTCACTGTCAAAACTCCTATTATAATCACTGATCCTGCTCAAGTAGTTGATGCTGATGCAGATGATTACACACCACTATCTTCAGTGGGCAGCATTGGCGACTATGCTGTTGTTACCATTGGTACAACTATATTCGGCTATTACAAAAACTCCAGCAACGCCTGGGTGCAAATTGGCGATGATACTTGGAAAGCATCGTGGCCTACACTGACAGGTACAGCTAGCCCGTCTAGTCTGGTAGTAGGTTACAATCTTTTCATTAACGGCACACTTGTGGCAGTACCAGGAACCAACACTGTGGCTGGCCTGGCGGCAGCCATTAACAGCGCCGCAATCCAGGGTATTAGTGCAGCAGCAGTCAGTGGTAAACTTGCAATCTATGCAGATTCAACAGCAACCAGTGATGGTTCCAGTCTTAACGGTGGCGTAGCTGTGATTGAACCAGGCGGCAACAACGGTACGGCCTTGCTGACCAGTTTGGGAATCACAGCAGGTGATTATCGTGCCCCTATATACATTCCGTCTTACAGTTATCAAGTACCACGCTGGAGAACCAGCGACAACACTCCGCGTCCAACAGGATCTGTTTGGAACAACATGAGTGCAGCCAACAGTGGTATAAATGTGTCGGTCAAAAAATACAGCACAACTCTGGACAACTGGGTTGAACAAACCAGTAATGCATATATAGGTGATATCCCAGCTTTGTATGCCCTTGACCCCAGTGGTGGAGGTAAAAATATTCCGGTAGGAACAACATATGTCAACGTTGACCCGTATTATTATGCAACTGCTCCAAATCAAACTGCCACATATGAAATACTGAGCCGATATGTGCTGGGCGCAACAGTGGTAACTGGTACCACTACTAATCCAACTTTTGTTTCAAGCAACAGTTTTACAATTCGTGCATCTCAAGCAGGTAGTCCAAATTTAAGTTCTTCAGTTACCGCGGTAATAGGTGGAACTACGCCTGCTGCGTTTTTGGCAGCAGTCAGCGCAGCAAATGTACCTTATGTCAGCGCCAGCATAAACTCAGCTGGAAATATTGTGTTCACACACAGTCAAGGTGGAACTATTTCTTTGGCAAACTCTACTGGAACACCATTGACTGCTGCGGGCTTTACACTGACTACACCGCTGGTTAGACAAGGTAGAGGATCAGCTACTGATCTAACATTGAGCAACTTTGTCACAGCGCCAGAGTTTACATATACAGCCAGTGACACAGCACCTGATGTTGACCCAGCTGACGGCAGACTATGGTTCTACAGTTCTGTCAGCGATGTTGACATCATGATTCAGGACAATGGTAGTTGGCAAGGTTATCAAAACATTAACAATGATGTTCGCGGCTTTGATCTGTCATTGACCAATGCCAGCGGTCCTATCATTGCTGCCACAGCACCAACCACACAAAATGACGCCAGCGAAAGCCCGTTGCAGTTTGGTGATCTTTGGATTGATTCCAGCGATCTGGAAAACTATCCTGCAATTTATCGTTGGCAAGCTGTTGCTGGTGAAAACCAGTGGGTGTCAGTTGATACCACAGATCAAGTCACCGAAAATGGTGTGCTGTTTGCAGACGCACGTTGGGCACCAAACGGTACTACTGATCCAATCAGTGATCCTTTCCCAACTATCGAAAGCTTGTTGGTCAGTGATTATCTGGATCTTGATGCTCCTAACCCTGATCTTTATCCACAAGGCATGTTGTTGTTTAACACACGTCGTTCAGGCTACAACGTCAAGAGCTTCCAGGTAAACTACTTCAATGCCGCTAGTTTCCCTGACGATACATTGCCAAGTCAGAAAAACACCTGGCTCACTGCCAGCGGCAACAAAGATGATGGCAGCATGTGGTCAGGACGTCAGGCACAACGCAAAATGATTGTGGCAGCATTGAAGTCAGGAATTGACACCAGTTTGAGCATTCGCGAAGAACAAGTTGACTTCAACTTGATTGCTACACCTGCATACCCTGAGCTTACTCCTAATATGATTGCACTCAGCAACGAGCGCAGCAACACATTGTTTGTGGTAGCAGATACTCCAATGCGACTGGATCCAAGTGGCACAAATCTTGTGAACTGGGCTACCAACAACAATGGCCTGGGATTGGTCACCGAAGACGGTCAGATTGCAACCAGCAACTATGCTGGCGCATTCTACCCCAGCTGCCAGACCACAGACCTCAGCGGCAACACAGTTGTTGCTCCTCCAAGTCACATGATGGTACGCACTATCTTGCGCAGCGATGCTGTTAGCTACCCATGGTTGGCCCCAGCTGGCACACGTCGTGGAGTAGTGGACAACGCATTGGCCATTGGTTATATCAATGGCGCAACTGGAGAATTTGTGCAGTTGAGCATGGGACAAGCACTGCGTGATATCCTGTACGAGCGCAATATCAACCCAATCACATTCATTCCAGGTGTGGGTATTACCAACTTTGGCAACAAGACTACCACAGTGACTACCACAGCACTGGATCGTATCAACGTTGCACGACTGGTTGCGTTCTTGCGTGGACGACTGGAGCAGATTGGCAAGTTGTTCTTGTTTGAACCCAACGACGAAGTTACTCGTCAGGAAATTACCAATACTGTCAACAGCTTGATGATTGACTTGACAGCCAAGCGAGCAATTTACGACTACCTGGTAGTTTGCGATGCCAGCAACAATACTCCAGCACGTATTGATCGAAACGAGCTATGGGTTGACATTGCCATTGAACCAGTGAAGGCTGTGGAATTTATCTATATTCCATTGCGTATCAAGAACACTGGTGAAATTTCTGGAGCAGCCGCTTAAAAAAGGGGGTCCGCAAGGACTCTCTTTTTAGGTAAATAAACATATAGGAGAAATTTATGGCAAGTGCATCACTAAACAAAATGACAGTACCCGTTGGAGCAGACGCCGCAGGCGGCGGTGCCCAGGGCCTGTTGATGCCAAAACTCAAGTATCGCTTTCGCGTGTTCTTTGAAAACTTTGGTGTGTCAAAACCCACAACAGAAATGACCAAACAGGTCATGAGCTTCACCCGTCCCAACTTGACGTTTGAAGAAATTACTCTACCGATCTACAACTCAACACTGAAGTTGGCCGGCAAGCACACCTGGGCAGACGTCACCACAGAAATTCGTGACGATGCATCGGGTCAGGTCAGCCGACTAGTAGGCGAGCAAATGCAGAAGCAAATGGACTTCCTGGAAATGGCTTCGGCATCCAGTGGTGTTGATTACAAGTTCACCACACGAGTTGAAGTGTTGGACGGCGGCAACGGTGCTGTTGCTCCAGTGGTTCTAGAAACATGGGCATTGTATGGTTGCTACCTCAAAGGAGCAGATTACGGTGCTCTCAACTACGGCGAAAGTGCCCCAGTAACAATAAACTTGTCCATTGCTTACGACAACGCTAACCAGGTTGCTGGTGACGTGGCTCAAGGTGGTATTGGCATCGGAACTGTACTTGGACAAACCATTGCCGGCGCGGTAACTGGTGCTGGTCAAGGCCAATAAGGCAGACTAGCTCATGGCAGATTTTGGCCAAAACTTCCTTAAGGGGTTTATTGGGTCAGGGCAAGGCTTGCGTGATTACAGTCACGCAAGTCGTACTTTTACCACCAACGCATACGAACTCAAACCTCGGTTCAAGTTTCTTTTTCACGTCAGCTTTAGTATCAACACTGGAGAGATTCCTTATCTACGGAGTGTGTTTGGCAGCAGTGATGTGACTGAACTGAGTCTGTTGGTCAAAACAGCAGATCTTCCACGATACAACATTCAAACATCAACAATGAATCAGTACAATCGAAAACGACTTGTACAGACCAAACTTGAATACCAGCCTATCAACTTGACGTTTCACGACGACGGTGGTGACAATGCACGACGACTGTGGTACTACTACTTCAGTTACTACTACAATGATCCTGCTCAACAGTACCTGGCACCCAACGTCACCAACGGCAGTGCAGGCGCCAGTCAAAACAGAAGTACAGGATTTGGATATCCGCGCAGCGACATCTACAATGACACGCTACAGGTACCAACCTGGGGATACTCAGGAGAAAGCTGGACTGACGGCACATCAGCTGTGAACGGAAAACCAGCATTTTTCAAAGACATCAGAATTTACGGAATGGACCAGCGCAAGTTTGCTGAGTACATTTTGATCAACCCCATTATCAAGAGCTGGAATCACGACACCTATGATTACAGTCAAGGCAACGGCACCATGCAACACAGCATGACCTTGGAATACGAAACTGTGAAGTACTACGAAGGTGCTATGAGTCGAGGCGGCCGCTCTGATCAAAACATACAAGGCTTTGGTGGTCCAGAACACTACGATACCACACTGAGTCCAATTGCCAGACCAGGTTCCAACAGCACAATATTTGGCCAAGGCGGTTTGTTGGACGCAGCCGACGGTATCTTGGGCGACCTACAAAGCGGCACAGTCGGCGGTTTGATTGGTGCCACACAAAAAGCACTGCTCACACGTGAAACATTCAAGAACAAAAATCTTTCGGCCATTGCCAAAAGCGAAGCAACAACTTTGGGCATCAACGAAATCTCTAAATCTTTGCCTGGAGCAATCAGACCCATATTAAATAGACCAACTGGAGTGTTTATTCCAACACCGCAACGTGCCGCTCCAGGCCCCACCACAGGCCCAACCCCAGGACCCCCGCCATGACCACAGGTTCAGTTAACAACACCAACTTCAACATTGATCAAACTGTCAGAGTTTTTGATCAGTTCTACAGCTTTGATGTAAACATTCCTGCGGCCGAATACGATATTGTTCACAGTTACTTCTTGAAGACCATGAATAATCGCCAGGCCGCTGGCAACTTCACAGTGTCGTTGTTTAGAATAGCAGAAGAAACCAAGATTCCTCCACTGACATTGCTGCAAGAATTCCAGGGTATCAATGGGGTCAATCTCAATGTCTCACTGGCCTATTATCTCAATCAGATTCGCAGTCGTGCCACACTGTTGGGCGTGGGGGTTGCTGTGGTGCCCAACGCTTATGCCGCAAGAAATGTAATTCAATGAGCAAGTGGGCACAAGGATTCTACACTGTGCAAAATGCCGACAAGTATGTGGGCACCAAAACCCCACGTTACAGATCAGGCTGGGAACTCAGCTTTATGCGGTTCTGCGACAGCAATGACAATGTGTTGCAATGGGCATCAGAAGCTGTGCAAATACCTTATCGTCATCCACTCACTGGCAAACAAACCATATATGTGCCAGACTTCTTGATCACTTATCGCACTCGCGGCAATACCATGCGAGCTGAACTGATTGAAATCAAGCCCAAAAAGCAAAGCGTGATTGAGTCAAAAATGAGCAGTCGTGACCGTGCTGTGGTAGCCATCAATTATGCCAAATGGGCAGCAGCCCAGAAGTGGTGTGCTCGCCAAGGGCTACACTTCCGAGTGATCACAGAAAACGACATGTTTAAAAACGGCTCCAATTAACGCCATAAATATGGCATGACTCGTAAACTTGAAGAACTGTTTGATCTGCCGCCTACTGCACAAGAAGTAGACACTGCCATACCCGACTTGCCTACCAGTCGAGAAACACTGGCAGCACTGGACGCAGCCATAGACAAAATTGACGAAGCATTGCCAGCAGTGCGAGGGCTAGAATCCACAGATTCTGAAATGGACACACTCAGCGACATGGCTCGTGACAGCTACAAAGATCTAATGGATCTAGGTATGCAGGTCGACAGTCGGTTTGCCAGCGAGATATTCTCAGTTGCCAGCAACATGCTGGGCCACGCTATCACAGCCAAAACAGCCAAGCTGGACAAAAAACTCAAGATGATTGACCTGCAGATGAAAAAAATGCGCCTGGATCAACAGCAAGCAGTGTTAGACAGCAAGCAAGAACCTGAAAACCCTGTGCAGCAAGGCACAGGAATGATACTGAGTCGTAATGATTTATTGCAACGAATCCTCGGCGGCAACAAGCAAAACGACACAAAAGAATAAATATAGCATAGGATATTGAAATGAAAACATTCGCCAACTACCTAGCTGAAAGCCAACGCACATACGACTATCGCATCAAAATTTGCGGTACAGTAGATGCCGGTGCTGTACGACAGCTCAAACAAAAACTGGACCAATTTGATCCAGCCAGCATGACAGATCTCAAAACTACACCTGTTCAAGCTATCCCCACTGACTTCCCCAACTACAAAAACGAGCCTGTGAGCATGTTTGATGTGAGCTTTCGATACCCAGCTATTGAGCCACAGATCAAGCAACTGGCACAGCTCATGGGCATTGACCCAAATCGTGTGGTCATGAGCAGTCGTGACTACAACGAAGGCATGGCAGAAGAATACAAAAAGATCGCTGATCAAAACAAAGACCTGATTGACGACACTGATTACCCGGCGCCCGATGCACAACAACGAGCATTGAGCAAAGATTACGCAACTGGTCCTTATGATCATGCTGTGTTAAAAAACGCTTATCGTAGCAGTTTCAGCATTGCTGGAGAAAAAACTCCGCCTGCCAGAACCACCAACGAATTGCCACAAGGCAACAAAAGTCCAATGACCAACATCAAGCGTCAACCCAAGCCAGCCACTGGCGCCAACCCAAGAGGATAATACCATGAGTTTCTTTTACGATCTAAACAACAAACTAAACGCCATTCGTGAACTGCCCAGTACCACACACGGACAACTCAATGAGCGTGACATGAGCCGTGCTGCCAAAGGCTATGAGAAGTATGGCAAAGAGGGCATGGAAGCCTTGGCCAAAGCAGGCCGTGAAGGCAAAGCACTGGATCCTGTTCGTGACAAGTACAACAAGTATGATGAGAGTGTAGAAGAAGGCTTTGGCGACGTAGTCAAGCAAGTAGGCAGTGCTGCCAAGAAGTTGGGCGGTCGTGCATTAAACACACTGGGTCACGGCGATGATGCTGACATGATTCGCGATCTACAAAAGAAAATGGGTGTACCACAAACAGGCATGAAGCCAGAATATGATGCAAAAGCAAAATCACTGGCAAGAAATAATCCAAATGACCCTGCTGGTAACTTTAGCAAGGGTGGAAAAGATCTAGGCATCTTCAAGAAAGACATGGAAGAAGCCGGTGCACCGATGACACCTAAACAAAAGTCATTTGCCAAACTTGCACCACCTGCCGACAAGATTACTTTTGCTGACAAGATTGCTGGCGCCAAGAAAGAAGTTGACGAGATGCTGGGTGACGTAGCAGCAGAAGCCATGAAGAACGCACTGGGTGGCAAAAAACAAGTTGTTGCCAGTGAAGAAGAAGATCTCAATCCGTTCACAAACTACAAGAAGCCACGTGCTGACAAACCAAAAGTTGGCAGCGTTGAACGCGGTCACAAACACGATATTGAGCACACAGCTACAGGTCGCAAGGTAACTCGACGAGTTGATCCTGCTGGTATCAGTGTTGGTGCCGATGACGACAAACCAGCAGACGGTGAAAAGCGTGGACGTGGACGTCCAAAAGGTCCAGAGAAAGCACCCGAGCGTGTGACCGGCGGCGCTACCAAGCACAAAGGTGGTCGTAAGACCAACGAAGGTGCTGATTATGGTCAAGCACAACAAATTTATGATGACCTTGCTGACATTCGTGCAGCGGCAAAGCAAGCACAGCGTGGTGGTGAATTCCCACAAGGTTTTGCTAGTCGGTTAGAGTCTGTGTTGTATGCAGCAATGACCTTGATTAAAAATCAACAATCAGATGGCGCACAAGTTAGAGAAGAAGAAATTGACGAAAAAGCTGTGAGCAAAAAGCAACAAAAGTTCATGGGCATGGTTCATGCTGCACAAAAAGGTGAAAAACCTGCCAGCAAAGAAGTTGCCAAAACAGCCAAGTCAATGGGCAAGAAAGACGCAGAAGACTTTGCAGCAACCAAGCACAAAGGCCTGCCTGAAAAGAAAAAGTCCGACGATGCTCCCAAGAAGAAAAAAGAAAAAACACAAGAAGCTGGTGGCACTGACACGCCCACAGCCAGCAGCGGCTTCAGCTATGGCAAAGGCATCTACGACAGCATCAATCGCGAAATTGAAGAAATGATTGCAGAGTCAATGAGCGTGACCATGAGCATGAACAATGACACCATGAATGGTGGTCCAGGTAAAAATCTCACAGTCAATGCCACAGATGAAGATGCAGTCAAATTGGCTTCCATACTGAAAATGGCAGGCATGGGCGGCGGTGAATCGTCATGTGGTTGTGGTCAACCTGGCTGTGACTGTGCTCAACAAGGCATGGACGAAGCTTATGGCGACACTGATGCTACAGAAAACGCACCTGACTATCCCACAGAAACAGAAACCAGTGCAGATCCATTTCAGTACAGCGGTGGTATCAACAAGCCCAAGTCAACAGGACAAACCACTGTGCCAGTTATTGCTAGCCAAGACGATCGCCAACACAGCTATGCTGAAGCAGAAGAAGATGCTATCAAACGCATGATGGAAATGGCTGGCGTCAAGAAAAAAGAAGTTGACGAAGAAAAAACTGACGAAGGCAACAAGTTCACTGGCAACCTGGCCAAGGCTCGTGCTGACGGCAAAAAAGAAGCTGACCTAGACGGCGACGGCGACATGGAAAAAGTTCAAGAAAGCATTTTTGGTCTAACTAACCAATGGCAAGCATACAAA